TAAATTAAAATCGCTTTTAGAAAAATTCAGAATTGCTCCAAAATATCATTTCTACGAAACACGGCTCCTCTACAAAGAAGAAAAATTCAAATACTGGATTTTTCAGTTTCCGATAGATGGGCTTCACAACTATAATTATGAAAAAAGTGAGTATTTTATAGATAATCAAAGAGTTTTGGGAATTAAAACCGCAGAAGAATACGACGAGTATGACTATAAAATCTGGAAAGAAACCAAAAAAAATATAGAATGGAGAAAAATTGTCTTAGTAGATAAATTTGATATTGTTGACACTTGGCAAGGAGATATTCTCTGCTCAGAGCACCTGAAACAAGCCATAGAAGAAAACGGCATCACAGGTTTTGAGTTTTTTGAGATTGATTATGAGGTGGTTGTAGAGTAAGAATTGAAATGTGACAAATTCACCAAGTAGAGAAATTTTCAAATAATAAAAATAATGCATTATCATTTTAATAAAGAAAAACAAATTTTAATGGAAAAAGAGATTACAAATTTAATTCCCATTTCCGAAAAACAAGTTAATGAGCTTTTAGAAAAAAATAAAGATACTCCTTTTGAATATATAATATTTTTGAAAGAAATAGGAAGTGGTAACATCAATAATATTCTTGATTTAAAGGATTTTATATTCGATTTTAACGACTTAGGATTAGAAGATATTTATAATATTCCTGAAAACATCAAATTATTTGGAGATAATTTTTCAGGAGATTTTATAGGTTTTGATTTTAATAAAAATGGAGAAATTATAGAATTTTTACATGAAAGTGGAGAAATTTATTGGACTGGTAAAAATTTTAAAGGATATATAATTGATTTAATTAACAGCCTTTGATAAAGAAGAACATTATTTTGAAAAGTAAGTAAATGAAAGATTAAGATAAAACTCTCTAAATTAGCTTTAAATTATTTATTCCTATAATTTATATTATGTTAAATTAAAATGTTTTATTATGAAAATTATTTGGATTAAAATTGTCGATGTAATCGTTAAAAACGTGTTACCTGTAGTGGTTCAATTATTAGTAGATTTATTAGACAAAAAGGTAGAAAATGAAAAAGCGAAAATTGAACTTCGTTAAGAAGTCTATAAGAGTTCTGCTCTTGCTTATCCCTTTCCTATTCTCCTTATTAAGGAGGTCTATAGATGTGATGGATAATAATTTACAAAAGTTATCTGCTTGGTTATTAGATAAGTGTAAGTTATCTGACTATGAAAAGTTGAAACCTGAAGAAATGTATGAAATGTTATAACTATGGAAGCATTAAAAAATAATGTAAACTTTAGTAAGTTTGATTTATCCCATACTCATAAGACGAGTATGGATATGGGACAAATTGTCCCTATTGCATGTATTCCTACCCTGCCCGGTGATAAGGTAAATGTAGATGTAGACGCATTCATTAGAGGAATGCCTACTATTGCTCCTATTATGGACAAAGTAGATATAAAAATTAATCATTTTTATGTTCCTTATAGAGTTCTATGGTCTAGGTTTGAGGAGTTCATCTCCCACTCTGATAAACATAAGTTAAGAGGAGATGATAAACCTACTATTCCTGTATTTGATGCCTATAACTTATCTTTAAGTTATCAGGATAAGTTAAAGCGTTTAAAGGCTATGCCTGAGCATGCTAAGTTTAAGTTTTCTGGTCTAATTGAAACTTATCTTGCTAAATATAAACTTGGAAAGTTGGCTAATTATTTAGGATTGGATACTCAAATTATGCCTGATAAGGAAAATGATACTACCCATAAGGATTTAATATCATTGATGCCAATTTTGGCATATAATAGAATATTCTTAGACTATTATGCACCACAAAGATGGGTTAATTATTTCACGCAAAATAATACTTCCCATTGGTTCATGAAGTTGTCTAAGTTAATGGAGACTATTAAGAATAGTAATAACTATAAGTTAACTGGTTCTACTGGTAGTGCTAATACTGGCGATTTAATGGATTTCTTAGGATTGTCCGGCGTTGGTTATGGATTTAACGACTTTGAAGACGATATTACTGCATTGTTGTCTATTAAAAATGTATACTGGAATCAAGATTATTTCAGTTCTGCGTTGCCAGAACCTACTCTATTCGGAGATGTTAAAATACCATTATTCGATGAGGATATACCAGATGCTAAAAAGCATTTTATTGCGTCCGGAGGTTCTCGTGTAGAGTTCGCTAGTTCTGGAAATTATGCTAATGCTACGGATATAGCGCATAATAATAGTGTATTGTCTACTATTAGAGACTTGAGAAAGTCTATTAGTCTTCAGCATTATTTTGAGACACTTTCACAAAGTGGAGGTCGTTATTTAGAGACTATGGAAGTTATGTTTGGTAAGAGATTACCAGATGATATGTTGAGTTATTCTGAATACCTTGGAGGTTCAGTAATTCCATTATTTGTAAACGAAGTAGAGCAAACTGCTCCTGCTGTTGTAGGTAATAAACAGACTTATTTAGGAGACTTAAGTGGTAAGCCTGTGGCTGCTGGAGATACTGAAAATGTGTTTTTCGAAGCTGATGAATACGGAGTATATATGTGTATGGCTCACATAGTGCCTAAGCGTAGTTATGCCCGTCACTTTAATAGAGCATGGAGAGAGTTGGATGCGTTGGATTTGCCAAATCCTGCATTTGAAGGACTTGGAGACCAAGCCGTTTATATGTATGAATTAGGTAATTCTACAAAGAGTGTTGCTAATAATATCTTTGGATATGTTCCTAGATATGCTCACTATAAGACTGTGTTAGATAGATATTCTGGCGAAATGGAGCATACATTGAGACAATGGCATTTAGGAGATGGAGATAAAGCTGCAGTTGCTAGTTTTGCTAATGGTATAAGTCCTAGGACTTTCTTATGTAAACCAAGAAATGATATATTCCATGTTCCTGATGAACCTGATAAATTCATATGCACATACAATATAAAGATAGATGCTGTTCGCCCTCTGGCGTATGAGGCACCTGTTGGAGTTAGTAGAATTTAATTTAAAATTGTAATATTATGAGTAGAGGTAGAAGAAGATTTAACCTAAGTCGTGGAGGATTTAGATTATCATAGTAATTGATGTGTTCTTGTTGGGAGTAAAGATGAATAATAGTAGTTTTTGCTCCCTTTTTTACAAAAAAGGCGCACACTCCCCCTTGATTTAAGTAGTGCGCATTGACACCACTATGTCAATGGATAATAACAATAAAAAAATAATACAATGAGAAGAGAAGAAAATAGTTTTAAAGATTATGATTTTGATTTAAAAAAATATCAAGAAGAGCAAAGAGAATTGCTGCAACCAAAAGAAAAAGAAGTCTATGTAAAGCCTGTGGATACTTCCGTGTCTGCTCTTGTTCAAAGAGGAGTAGTTTCTGATAATAGTAAGTTGGTCTATGGAGAAGACCTGCCCCCTATGTCTAAGATGTCGTTAATGGAACTTCATAAAATGAAGCAGTCTATGGCTGATAATATACAATATCTAGAAGCTGATTTGGAAAGTAAGAAAAAGATGATGGAACAATTAGAGGTTGTAGAGAATGTAGAGAATGTAGAACCAAAAGAAGAATAAAATGGATCCAGCTACTATAATGACTGCTGTTAGTGCAGGTATGTCTTTATTCGGAGGAATGGCAAATAGGCAGTCTCAAGAGAGGCAAAATAGAATGAACCTAATGGCTCAGAGTATAGAGAATGATAGAAATAGGAAGTTCGCTCTGGATATGTGGAATAAACAGAATGAATATAACTTGCCTACTAATCAGATGCAAAGGCTGAGAGATGCTGGAATAAATCCCCATCTTGCCTATTCACAAGGTCAGCCAATGAATACTTCTAATGCTCCTGCTTCCCCTACTGGAATAGGTGCTATGCCCCAAGGTGTAGCACCCCAAATGAATATAGGAGAAGTTTTTAATGCGCTACTTACTTCTGCCCAAGTAAAAAATATGAATGCACAGACTGAAAAAACCCTTGCAGAGAAAAAAGAGGTAGAGAGTAGGACTGTTGGTATAGATAAGGATAATGAGATAAAGACTATAGAATTAACTCATAAAGATAGGCAAATGTTGGCTGAGATAGGAGTAAATGAGCAAAATATAGAAGAAAGTAAGTCACGAGTAGAAAGCTCTGTTCTTACAAATAAGAAAGTAGAGCAAGAAATAGAGAACTTAAAATCTGCTAAAAATCTTACTGACCAGCAAGTAGATAATCTTAAGAAAGCCTTAGTATTACTGGATGCTCAAATAAATAATACTAAAGCTGATACTAATTTAAAAATATTACAGAAAGGAAATCTAAGAGCCCAAACCAGGTTATTGTTGGCTCAAGCTCAAGGTCAAGATATTTCTAATAGGTATACTCCTGGTCAATTTGAGGTTCAATTTCAGAAAGCCTGGAAAGAGATTGAAAAACTTGGTATTGATATAGGTCATATAAAATACGAAGAGGCTAAATCATTATTCGGAACAATATTTAATTCGATTAAAGAAGGTTGGGAATTCATTCCGATGGTTCCTTAATTAGTTACTATGTGTCTATCTCCACGATTTATTAAGACAAAAACAAAAGGTGCTGAAAATTATATTGGGAAATTGTACTTTTCCGACAATAGAGGTAATCCCTGTACGCTAGTTCCGTGTGGTAAATGTGTTGAATGCAAAAACCTGTATATAGAGCAATGGCAAATTCGCTGGAAAGAGCAAATAAAGGATAGTGTAGATGGTTCATGTTATATGTTAACTCTTACTTACAATGATGAAAACCTACCTGCTGCGGTTATCGATGAGGAAACTGGAGAAGTTATTAGTGAGGTTACAACCTTAAGATATAGTGATGTTACTAAGTTCTTAAAGAGATTGCGTAAGCGTCAGGATAAATATATTAAAGATAATGGATTAGAGCCTGTTGCTATTAAGTATCACTACTGCGGTGAGTATGGCACAAAGTCCACTAGACGCCCTCATTATCATATGGTGATTACAAATGTAATTCTCCCTATAGATGGTATAGGTGATTTCAAAAATAATACATTTAATGATATCTGGAAAAATGGCCATGTTCATGTAGGCACTGATGTTACAGAAAAAAGTTTAAAATATATATTAAAATATACACTAAAAAATGTTTATTCACAAGATGAAAAGGAAACGATTTCACAAACCCAGACGATTACGAGAAGTTATTGTGGAGCTACTCGCTTCGATGATGTACCAGAATTCCACAAGTTCACAGAAAGAGAAATAATAGATTATTGGACTAATGTTATTGAAACAGACAGAAATATATACTTTGATTTACCCTTTAATAGGAGTGATGATAAAAGCCTTAATAGTTTTGCTTTATCATTTCTGGATCAAAAGAAAAAAGAAGTAGAAACTATCCAGGAAGAATATAAGGTAAGAAATATTTGTAAAATATATAAAAATGGAAAAAATAAAGGTCGTATTGTAGAAAAAGCTGTATGTTCTAAAGGTATAGGTAAAGGATATCTTACTGATAAAAATATTAGTTATCACTTGCAAAATCTTAATTTAGGATATATGGATTTCCAAGATGGCAAAGGATTTAAGGAAAAACCATTACCGAGATATTATAGAGATTATATATTTAATCCTATATTAAAAATAGATGAGAAAAAAGATTATTATAGTTCTATTGGTCTTGTTCCTACAAAGGAGATGTTAAAACGGCAAATTAGAAAATATAGAGAATGTGATGATGATTACGAAAGTTCTTTTATATATAAAAAAAGATTGATAATGTTCAGTCGTAATGTTCAGGAGTTCCTAGAGACTAAAGCCCATATAGATAAAGTAGGAGAAGAAAATTATTATAGAGAGCGTGAAGCTTATTTATCTGTAAAAAGTCAGAATTATATGTTTAATGTATCGAAATATTTGGCTGGTATTTCAAAGAGAGAGCCTGAGTTTGTGTAAAAACATGATAAAAATCATATAAAAATATTGCAAACTATTTTGTAGTTTTGCAAAAATGTTGTATCTTTATACTATAATTAAAAGATATAGATATGAGCACATTAGTTAAAACACAGATTAAAGATTTAAGAACTGGAAAAAGAGGAGTAATGTTGAATGATAGTATTCAATATGAAAATAAAGGTGGTTCTAATTATAATAAAGTCTCTGAAACTTGGAGTAATGTTGTAAAAGAAAATCCGAATGAACTTAGGATATTATTATTAGGTAAGGAATATGTATTACAAGCTAATAAGTCTGTTTCTGGAAAGAGTGTTGTTTACTTTTGTTTTCTTGAAAATGATGATTTAGATAAATTTAATGTAAGTATTTCAAAAAATCCTAATATTAGAGGTTCATTGTCTATTCAAGGTAACGAAATATGTGTAGATAATGGTAAGAATGATTTTAAATATATTTGTCCGAGTTTTGTTGAAATTTTATAAATAAAAAGACCTGAGTAAGTCTAAAACTGCTCATTATTATGTTATCATTGATATTGATATTAGCTGTTGTTGTTGTTCTGTGGTCGCTGCTTTCTGACCAGAAGAATAATAAATAATCGTGTCACCCATTGGCGCAACTGTTTTTTGGACTTATTATTAAAATATTTATTAGTTAACCCCTCCCCTATCGCGGTTTAACTGGCTTAAATAAAGGAAAAAAGAGTGTAATTTATATTATGTTAAATTGTAAATTAAAAGAATAAAATCCTTAACTTTGTATTCTCTTTTTTTTAACTTTATAAAATTTAATAATATGCACGAAAAACAATTTGATATATTGGGAATGAGCTGTGGCAGCTGTCAAAAGAAA